CTATTTAATTATATGGAACATTTGAAAACCGACATTATAAGAATAAAGAGTCTTATGTTATTGAAAGAAACTCTTGCTCCAAAAGTTGATGAGTCTAAATATACTCTAAGAGACTCTGAAAATAATATATTGGTTAAGATTAATATCGATAAGTTTTTATCTAAATTAAAAAAGGATTCTAAAAATTTTTATGTTGACCCTTTCACTGAGGAAAAATATCATAAAAATAAAATAGAAAACGCTGAGAAATTTATAATCAGTAATTTACTTAACCAAGAACCAAATGATACCAAATTTAAAATTTATAATCCTACTGAAGTAAAATTCACAAATAAAAAATTAGGTATCTTAGATGGTAGACATAGATTGGCCGCTTTAAAAAAATTAGGATTTGTTAATACCTATATTGAAGTACCGAAAGAACAAAAATATTTATTCTCCGCATTCGCTTAAAAATTCATTAATTTTAGCTTCGGTAAGTTCAGATACATCAGGAAAAGTAACTTTGAATTTTTGAATAAGGTTTGCAGGTATAAATTTTCGTTTTATTTCCATTTTAATTTCACCATCATGTTGCCCTGTTTGTTCTAACCAAAAAACATATCCTGGTATATTTTCAGGTATTTCAATTTCCTTGTTTTGTTGTGATACTAATATAGACAAATCATTATTATATTCCTCTAATAATTTTAATTTTTCGATATTAGTTTTAATACTATTAGCATTTATCAAACATTCGTTGGAATGTGTTGTGTGATACATTTCCTCCAAGAATATTCTTGTTCTTTCCAATGTTTCTATTATTTCTCTTGTAATTGTTTTCATTATTTATCTTTTTTTATTTCATCGTATGTGTCGTTTAAAAACACTACTTCTTTAGTTTCTTCGTCAACCGTTAATGTTGTTATTGGTTTATCCACACGATAATGATATTCTTCATCTATCATTCCAAATTCTCCATTCATGACGGAATATTCCAAAAACTCTTCAGGTAATTTATTTATCCAATTTTTTAATTCTCTTAGTGTCATTTCTCTTAATTTGAAAATAATACGATGGTTGATGCCCTATAGCTGTTTTTGGAGGATTATATTCCACAATTTTAATATTTGCACAGGATGAAAATATAACACTCAAAATTAAAAGTATCAATTTATTTTTCATTTTATTTTAATTCGAAAGCGGCATTTTAATACTATTATGACTATTATAATTCACCAATCGGAAATCATTAACATCTAAATGTGTTATCATTGAAAAATCCTCAGATAATAAAGTATAAAAATCATTAGTCTTCATATGTTCTAAGGTCGGGAGTTCGAAGGGTACTCTATTTATTTGTTCTTTAATCCCCTCAATCTGATTTTTATAGATATGGCAATCACCTAAATTACCTATTAACTCATCAGGTACCATATTCACCATACGCCCGATAATTTCAAGTAAAAGTCCATAAGATGCTATATTAAATGGAATTCCTAGCGGAAAATCACACGAACGTTGATTCCACATTAATGAGATTGCTCTAGTTGGGATGTTATCTTTCTCAATATCTTTTCTCAAAGCAGGTAATAGAGGGTCATTGATGCCTCGTCTATCCCAGTAAATCTTTGCTCTTTCATCATCACTCAACTCTCTTGTATAAACTTGAAATCCATAATGACAGGGTGGAAGCACCATTTGGTCTAATTCACCTACATTCCAAGCAGAAACCATTAGTCGTCTTGAGTCAGGGTTTGTTTTAAGGTCGTTGATTAGGTTTTTGATTTGGTCAAATGTTCTGTAATACCTGTAACTGTCAAACATATCAGCACCGCAAATATACTCGTCTATACCCTCAATATTTTCTTTGTTTTCTTTAGTTAAATAACTCCAATTTCTCCACTGTTTACCATATATGGGACCAAGTTCTCCATATTTTTCTGCAAACTCATCATCTGTTTTAATTTTGTTGATGAATTCTTCTTGTGTTGTTATTTGCTCATACCACTCAATATACTCTCGTAATTTATCTTCTGATGCTGGTGGTTTTAACATTAACATTGATTTTTTAACATTAGAAAAATGTTTCCATGCATCTCCATCCCAAATGTGACAGTTATTGTCCACTAAGTATTTAATATTGGTTTCACCTCGCAAGAACCACAGAAGCTCAGTCACCATAGTTTTGAAAGCTAATTTTTTTGTGGTTAAAGCAGGAAAACCCTCACTCATTTTATGTCGAATTTGTCTACCGAAAACTGACAATGTTATACCGTTTCTCGTTTCTTTCTGAACTCCATTGTCAAGAATATCTTGAAGAAGTTCCAAATATTTTTTATCGATATTATTCATAATGTTCTAATTGTTGTTCATTGAATATGTGTAATAAACCGTATTCATCCATTTCAGCCACAACTCTAATTTCACCTTTAACTGTTTCGAATACTGAGACTATTGTACATGGAAATTTATAACCTTTGGGTTTCCACGCTTTATCTCCTTTTTTAAATTTTGTTTCTTCCATCTTTTTGTCATTCATAAATTTCTATTGTTTTGTTATTATAAGTAACTTGTATTATTTTTGAAGGTATCGCTTGTTGGTCTAATTCATAATCTTTCCAATCCGTTTTACAATCTCTACGATTACCTCCACACCTATGTTTGAGAAACCATTCATTCCTATCCTCAGTGCTCATTGTTTGTTCGCTTATTACTAAACCATATTTTTTCGCAAAAGAACAATTTTTTCTAATCTCATTCTCAAATCCCGCTCTGCCATACTCCATTGGTATAACACTACCTAATTGTTCAAGAAAAGAACCGTTTGGATTTTCAGGTTTTTTAAAATGACTATCGGCATATTTTCTATACACCTCATCAATGATTTCAATATAGTTTTTATCATTTCTCATTTTAATTATTTCTTTTGTATATCACGGTTAAAACTTTACTACACGATGAAACACCTGGCATATTTTTATACCCACCTTTTATTAATTCCTTATATTTTTCGTCTATTTCACAAATATAAGCAAGTTGACCGTTGTAATATATTGCAGCAAATCCGAATTTTTCATTTTCAATAATTATAGAATACGATTCTGTAATCGCTGCACCACCAATACCTTCCCATCCACCTGAGGTATTTCCCCACATTTGCGGTATGAAATGTAAATTGAAATTAAGCCATTCTGTTTCTTCACGAGAATTAAGCCATGTATTTGTTTCCCTCTTAACGACTTTTCTATTCCAAAATTCTCTCAACGGCTCACCATCCTTACCACCTTTAAGTTGTGTGAATATTGTTGCCAATTTATGATATTCGGATATTGATGTTGTAATATCCGCTAAGTCTGATATGTTAAATATAGTATTACCCATCGTTATTTTAATTGTAAATAAAGCAACCAATCCATTTTCTCATTCTTTTCATCACCCCTGAATTCTTTAGGATACTCGTAAAGTTTATCGTATTCATCTTCATGAATTTTAATAAGAATTGTAATCAATTCTTCTCCTCTTTTCTCATAAAGCAAACCCCAAAAAATATGGTCACCTACTTGAATCTCGCGGCCACTATGAAAACATTTGTCGGTCATTTTATCCAACTGTTCTTGTGTTACAGGTGCTCCTCCCGTGAAATTTAACACTCCATCCATTCTCATGGATTTTTGTGCTGCCATTTTTTCTAAATTTGTCATGATTAAAATATAGTAGTTTAAACGTTGTTATTCAATCTATTCTTCGGTATTTTTTTCTTCAGTGAAACAAAGATTATGTTTAATTGGTTTTCCTTCTTTAACTGATACGAATGTGAACATTGCGGTACACATCTTTTCAACTTTACCTTTCTTATCTTCCTTATAAACTTTACATTGAATCAGAATTGATGACCGACCTAAAGATTTGAGATACGTTTTAATTGTAATAAGGTCACCAATATAACCTGGTACCAAAAAATCCACCTTATCCATTGATGCGGTTACTGCACCGTCAGCTTCGGTATCATATAATATTTTTCTTGCTAATGTGGCCGCAGCAATGTCCATCTTTCCAAGAAGAACACCACCAAAAAGAGTTCCAACAAAGTTAATATGTTCGGGGAAAACGGTGAAGTCAGTAATATATTCTGTTATCATGGTTAAATGATACAAAATAACTTCTTTATTGTCAAATTAGTAAGTAGATTTACCAGTACCTTTTTTGTGCAATTCTAAGGCTTGTGGCGGGATTCTTTCGAAGGTAACAATATGTTTGTACTCATCGAACTCAGGGTGTCTTAAATCGTCAAAATGCTTGTCTTTAAACCATTTAACTTTTGCAACATCAGTATATATGTACCAAATGTCATCATCGTATGTTGATTCAAATCTTCTTTCTTCTTCTAAACTATTAGTCGCAAAGATTGCTGGCATACATATTTCTTCTTCACCAACATATAATGAATAACAACTCCCGACTTGTGGTACTAAACCATTTGTCAAGATATTCTTTCTATTTTTTGGATTGCTAACGTGAACAACAATTGCCTCAGGTATGATTGGTTTTCCTGCTGGTGAATATAAATTATCAAATTGTTCCTCTGTAATAATGAATTTCATTACTTAAGGTCTTTCCACCATTTATTTTGTTTATCTTTGAAAGAAAAAGGGACGGGTTCTTTTACGTTCAAGTTATTTTCCAACCAACTTTTAATGATATTTCTTGTATCAAAAAATGACAACTCAAAATTATCTTGAAATGAATACCATATTTCAGGTGCAACGTAAAGATTTTTTGTTTCTTTTAACTCCAAAACAATATCACCATTTTGATTCTTCCAAAATCTTGAATTGGGAAATTTCTTAGATTTTATTTCTCTAAGGTCTCCAAAAATGTCTGTTAAATATTCGTTATATTGTTCCGTCATCTTATGGTTGGAATTGAACACCAACGTTTTTTAAATCAGCTATGCTGATATGTTTAAGGAGGGTTTCACCTTTTGCAACTCTGAGGAAAAAACCTGACGATTTCAAATATTCGAAATAATAATAAAGAAAATCAGGAAGAACCAAATCAGTTTTTATTACTTTTACACCTATATTATCAGGTGAAAACTTTTTTGTTGGTTTACCTATCATCATCTCATCACCTTTTCTAACTAACCAAAAGTCAGCATCTTCGAAATTTGTTTTGAACTCGCAAATATCACCTAAAGTCATATTCATAAATATTAATAAATTGTGAATTATTTATTTTTGAAAGTTGTTTTTCAATTTTTTCGTGGTACAAGTGTAAAACCATGCAACATCATCATATTCTATTATGATAATGTATTTGGTAGGTTCAACCTTTTCATTGTTGATTGACAAATAACAATTTCTATTTTTGGAATCCGTACAATACCATACTTTTTTTTGAAGTGAATCAACATCCAAAGTAATAAAGTTATATACTTGGGTATCCTCAGAAAATATGGTTAACTTTTTATTTTCAATTAATATTGGTATATATACTGGTTCGGAAACTCTATCCCAAACTAACATACCTCCGTCTTTTATTCCAACATTCAATTCATAACCATATATCTTTTTACTTTGAGAGTAAGAACTTAATGTTAAAAAAACACAAACTAAAGTTATCAATAATTTCTTCATAATTGACCTTCTTTTATTATTTTGAGAACCACCCTTGGTGAGACCAAGGTACAACTTTTTTTTATTTCTTCCAATTTTTTTTTGGAATATCATAGTGATTCTTATGAAACCAATGTTTTCCAATATTCAATTTTTCAGCCATATCATGAAGATTATCAATTGAATATGGTAAACAAACCAAGTGTCTTTGGTTATCACAAAAAAACTCCATTTTATTTTTTTAATCCTTGAGCGAATTCTTCCATCCACTTTAAAACCATCATAGATGGAATAGAGCTACTAGGAAATACAACACCTTTATTTTGAAGAAAATCCACAGCTAACTGACCTATATTTTGTTCTTCTTTGGGATAACCTATGGGTACTGAATAATCACCTGTTGTTATACTCGACATAGCACGTTGACCAACAAATATAGTCCAACCTACAATAGCTTTACCATTCTCTAACTCTATAACTTGTTTGACCAATTCAGGTTGAGGTTCTCGTTTCATTTTTACTTCTACAGAATATCCGTCTTTGAGTTGTCCTGATACTATAGCATCTAATACATTTTGAGGTATTTGTGGAGTATCTACTAAGACTTTAAAATTAACAGACCCATTTGATGCATAATCCCACTGAGCCTTACGAACCATTTTAATAGTGACATTATTAAAGTTTGGTACTCCATTTATAGTATTTGGAAATAAAGTAAGTTCCCCTTTTTTAGAACCATCATCACATACTATAATAGCTCGGGATTCATAATACCCAACACCTTTACAATCCTCACAAGAGTTAGCGGATAAACCATCAGGATGTATATATCCACCCTCACCATCACAAGTATAACATTTATTTCCTTTGATAAGTACTAAAGTACTTTTTTTAGTTTGTGTCATAAAGAAATTTTTAAATCTTTAGGTATATTAAATTGCTCCAATATTTTTTTAGATATTGGGAACTTTACTTCTCTAACTTTATCCTCAAAGTGTTGCGAACCTCTCCACCAAGCACCAGGCATCGATGTTTTTCTAATCTGATGTATTCTTCCGTTTAGTAGATGAGTATCTTGTAAACGAGTATGGTGTTGCCATCCACTATCCCAATTCTCATTAAAAGGAACTTTTTGTTTTAGAATCAAGACATCATTTAGGAAATAGAGATAATAATCTCTACACTTTCCTTTTTTATCCCTTTTCGCGTGTTGATATTTTAATGTTAATTTATAATCCATTATTTTGAAAGTTTGTTTAATAGATTTACTATATAATCTATAGATTCCAATGCAACAGTTTTACTTTTCAGTAATAGTTCTTCGTCCACGTCTTCTCCTATCAATTGTATAACTGTTAGAGGTGCTGACAATTTGTTTCGTATGTCAGCTATGACATCGTGAGTAAAATTGTGTTTGTTTTCTTCGGTGATTATTGGTTCTTTATTCCAAGTTATAATAGCATTAATGATTGGAAGTACTTTTTTATCAGAAGAAACGTATCTGGCATCAAAGTATTTAATATCTAATTGAACTTCTACCTCATCGCCATCTTTGAGTTCTCCTGATACTATAGCATCTAATACATTCTGAGGTATTTGTGGAGTATCTACTAGGACTTTTTTATCTTTTTCATCTAATATACCACAATAATTTTCAAAAATATTAGGCTTAAAATTAGAATAAAATTTATCCTTATATTTTATCTCATCATCACATACTATAATAGGAGTAAGAACCGTATAGTCACGCTGTCCCCTTTCCACTACCTTCTCATTAGCAAAGAAGATATGTAAACCTAACCGACTAATCTCTCCTAGTTTTGGGTGTCTTCTATCTTCTATTAGTACTAAAGTACCTTTTTTAGTTTGTGTCATATATGTAGTTAGGTTTTTTGAAATTACGGATTAGATATACTTTTACGGTAGTAAATCCATCAAAATATTTATATAAAAAAAGTTTGGTCATAAATTACTTTAATCCCATTTTACTAATTTAACTTGTTGAGATTCCAACTCTCTGTATTTTTCATCCAATATTTTCGTTATCGAATTCCATCTCGATATTCTTTTATTACCTAACCTATCATTAAGATACCATTTATGAAATAAACCTGATATGTTTTTTGAATAATAACCAATGTCGTCATTGTTTACAAGTATTAAACCCTTGGAATATTTTACGTTTTCTAAGGAATTTTTAACAATTTGTCTGTTATTTTGTGTATTTTTTAAAAAAGGTCCTAAATTACTATCAACAACAAACATAATGAGTGCTAATATAATTAGAATAATTAGAATAATTAAAATTATTGAAACTGGCATATTATTAAATTTATTTTTTTAAATTTCTGTTTTAAACATTTCAAACCAATTTTCCAATGTATAAATATATCTTTCTATACACTCAAATTCTTCTTTATTAATCCAACATTCAAGAATTGTACACATATGACGTTCTTTCCAATACTTTGAATCGAACTTTTCCAACATGTCGTAAATAAACTTATCTTTTGATTCATATTGAAATGGAATTGTTGCTGTACCTGAACAACCTTCGTCTCCCCAACTATAAACAAAAACTAAATTTTCCATGAAAATGGTTTTTTCAAAAGTAAGAATATAAATTTGAACTACAAAATAATTAATAAGATTTTTTTACCGATTCATAATATAATGAATCTGAAATACGAAAAAAGAAATCCGCTTTATCGGTAAATTCTTTTATTTTCTGAGGATTGTTTTGGTACTGCTTCATTCTTGCACTATCAAGATATGTCCAAGCTTTATCACAGTACAATCTGATAATTTTTTTGGTTGAGGTCGGTTGTAATGCATAATCAGTTAAGTCATTTTTACAACCAACAAGAAACACTAGTGACAATAAAATTAATTTTGACCACATATATTATTTTTTCAAATGAAATACAATGACAATTTGAATACCCAAAACTATGAGTCCTATCATAGTTCGTAAAAACTCCATTCTATTTTTATACTTATCGAGTTTTTCTTCAAAAGTTAATTTAGTTTTCATACATTTAAATTCTAAATATTGAATTTTTGTTGACCCTAACTTCAGCCGTTGTGTCGTTGGAATCACATTTCAAGTTGACATAATCCATTTTATGTCCTGTATGCAAAGATAACCAATTTTCAATAATGTACCAAATTTCATCGGCATTCAAATTAAATTCTTCTTGGGTATTCATTTTCTTAATTAACTCAGGTCTAATTTTATCAGTTTGAGCCGATTTAAAAGCATTCATTATTTGGAGTCCATGCATTTTTTTCCATTCATCAAAACTAAGTTCCGATAATGGATTAAGTTCTTTATAATTTTTGTATTGAGTTTCTAAAGTTGACATATTATTTTATTGTGATTACAAAAATATGAAAGTTTAACTGAAAAATCAAATGATTAAGTTAGAAAGTTTCTTTAACGCCTCGTTTTGAGTGTCTCTTTTTTGTTCTTCCCAATAATCTTTGGTTGACCTTGATGAGCTAATTAATCTTACTTTAATTCCTAAAAAATTTTTAATGTCGTTAGTTATAATATCATTCCATTTTACCTGTTCTTCAGTTGTAAATGTAAATATTGTATCACTATCGATAATGTATCTAAGATATAAATTGTAAGAATCCTCATAACTCGTTTCCAAAAAAAATGAAATGTGATATACATTCTTTGGTTTAAGAAAACTAATGAACTTTTTTATTGCCTCGGTATCTTGGGTTATGTTTCTCACAAAAAAAATTAAATTAAACTATTAAATTTTTAAGTTTCTTTAACGCCTCGTTTTGAGTGTCTTTCTTGTACGACTCATAATAATATTCTTCAGTCATTTCTTGTGAAGACATCAAAAGTAATCTAATCCCCAAAAAGTTTCTAATATCATCTATAACTTTCTTACTCCAATCTTTTCTATTAAAGGTGTAACTTAGGATATCAAAAACATAAACGAATGATATCCAATACCTATCTTTATCGATTGGGTCTAATTTGAATTCAATGAAACTCATATCCTTAGGTTTTACAAAGTTAAGGTATTTTCGAATTGCCTCAGTATCTTTTGTTATGTCTTTCATTCTGGGTAAACGTGATTAAACCAAAAACCGTTATGCACCCAAGATAATATTTCATTATTATCTTCATCAACCACAACAAAACCAATATATTCGGTCAGTTTAGTGGGCATTCCCAACGATGCTAAAAGATTATGTAAGTAATAATCAATTAAATAATGAACATCTAATCCTTTTTCATAGATAGTTAGAGCTTTCATTGTTTTATCTTTAACAATAATTTTCAATCTAATTTTTTCATTCCTATCATTCATATCCCATTTTGTTATCTCAATATGGTCTATAACAGGATAGTTTTTCAAAATTATTTTTGAATTAACTATTTTTTCAAATTTTTTCTTATCTAATGGTATATCACTTAACATTACATATAAATAGATATTTATCACTAAAACTCCCATGAAAAAATATATTGTTCTCATTATTTTTATTCTTCTATCATTACTGTCATTTGCTCAAGATACTGTTAGACTTATTCATACAAACTATACATGTATCTTCTCAAAAAAATTAGAATACCCTGTTTATGTTGAATGGTGGGCAACAAAGGATAAGGTAAATTGTTCTACACCTTTAAAAAGAAAAGATAACTTTCAACCCGACCCACAATTACCAATGGAAACCGATTTGATTAAAGATTATGTTGGTTCTGGTTACGATAGAGGTCATGTTTGTCCTGCGGCTGATAATTTATGTCAAACACCTCAGGTTCAAGATGAATGTTTTTATTTTTCAAATATGATTCCACAACCTCACACATTAAATGCTGGGATATGGAAAACATTGGAAACATACACAAGACAATTAGCTGTTGAAAATGATAGTGTTCATGTTTGGGCTGGCGCTATCGGTTCAGTTAAAACATTTGGTTCTCATAATGTTTCCGTACCATCAAAATGTTGGAAAGTTATTTACATAAAAAAAACCAAAGAGTTTAAATCTTATATTTTTGATAATTCAAATGAAAAGATTAAAGATTTAAATACATGTTTAATCAGAATTGAAGAGTTAGAAAAAATGACAGGTTTTAAATTTAATTGATATTTATTGATTATGGCCGAATCGAAATACGAAAAATACCCACAAAAAGTTCTAAAATTAATCGTTAAAGAAATGAAAAAAAAATATGACGATTTTTTGGATAATAATTCAACTGCTGGTAATCCTTTCGAAAATGAAGAGATAAATCGTTTTATCCATTTTTGTGTTTCTCGATTTGGTTTTATTGATTTGATACCCATAGATTATAGTTTTTTTTGGGAATTGTACCTTCAAAATGAAAACAACGAATCTGAAAGTTTAATAATTCCTAAAGTTCAAAAATACAATGTTGAAATTAAAACTGTCACAAATGAGTCTTGGATAAGATATTATAACCTTCCTCTAAATTTATATTCTGAAAATTCCATCCGTGACTATATTGAAGATAATGATTTATGGTGGGATGGTATAGAGTTTGACGCTGACCCTATAGAAACAGATACCATAGAAATGTCTATTAGTGAAATTAATAAAGTAGATGGTGTCTTATCTGAAAATAAAATCACAAACGAATTAAAAAGATTAATGAATATGAGAGACACAATTGATAGACAAATATCTAATCTGAAAAAAAGATTACCATGATATTTGTGTGATGAAAATATTATCTATAACCCACAACAAGGGGCTAATCTTCAATTGTTTTTTTACAAATTCCATTATACAATTTTCCAATTCATCCTTTATCTGCCAACCACTATCTTCATCTAAAATAGCATTTCTAATTTTTTGTTCCCACGCATCTAAAATTACAGTTCCTTTTCCATCTACGTTAGCTTCGATAAAGATACGTGGACTTTCAGACTGTTGTTCATACTTAACTAAAACTGGGTCAACTAATTCAAATTTAAATTTAAATGTACCACAAGAATTAATTTCAAAAATCTTATGTTCCACGCTTTTAAATTTTTCTAAAACATTTGAAATCCCTCCGTGCCATTCAAATAGCCATTCTGTAAGTGTACGTTGATTGTCAGAATCCAATGGATTAATAGAAAACAACCCATAAAAATCACTACCAAGTTCAGGACCATATTTGTCCCAATATTTAAAAATAGAACTTTTCTTACCTTCATGAGTATCTTCGGTAATAGATAATTTTAAATTTTTGAATTGTTCTTCTTTGATTATTATTCTCATCGTATATTTATAAATATCACACTATTAAATAATGGCATTCGGAGAATTAAACAACACTCAAATACAACTTTTTCAATCAATATTAAACAAAATTGCCCCCAAGAAATTTCATTGGTGGAAAAAATGTATTATTCACAAGATAACCAATTTAAATAATATATTCAGAATTAGAATGCAAATCGATGTCGACAAATCTTGGGCTATAAAAAATTATCAATATTTAAATTCTAGACCACCTAACGATTCTGAAATATTTTTAGGTGATATCACAACAACTGATGAATATAAGAAATTGTTATCATTAATTCGTGATTGTATAATATTTGTTTTTGGTAGTGATTATATGTATCACACAGTTAGACTTGGAGAAAGTGTTGTTACGTTTTCAGAAAACTTAAACGAAAATGAAAACAACAAATTATTAAAACTCAATCAATATGTTAAAAAAACAGGTCTGATTGATTCGTCAAATACGTTAGGTATACCAGTAATTGAATTATTTAAACTTGTTCAACCTTTTGAGTTATCGAAATCAGAATTTCAATCTATATTTTTTGAATTAATTGAAAAATCAAAAATAAATACGGTTTATAAAGGATATCATCTAAGTCAGGATGAATACGGTGATGTAAATGTAATTACTTGGTCACCTATATTCATTCCTAAACATGAACGATATTATGTCTTGGCAACACCGTTTTATGATGATTCTGATGGAACACCGATTGATATCATATATGAAAATGATATCACAGGTGAAGAAGAAGAAATTTCCCAATATGAATTTTTATACATGCCATTTGAATTTAGAACTTTTTCAGACATTGAGAAATGGTATAAAAATATTTATCTCCCCAGAGTTCATAAAATAGCATCAGAAAAATATAAGGAATTTAAAAAATCAGATTCTTAATCACCTTTAGTCCTTTTGTCGATAATGTATATCAATGATTCGAGTGCTTCGTCATATGTTTCATAAAGAGGAATATCGAATCTATCGCATACTATTTCAACATTTCCTTTTCTCCAAAATCCTTGAGGGCAACAAACAATCAACTTATCATTTGCATGCAATCCCAACTCCAAAAGAGAAATTGGTGATAATGACTCAGGTAATAGATTCATGAATATGATATCGGATTGATTTAATTTGTCTAACTCCCAATTCACTTGGTAATTAAACTGAGGATTTTTAATGGATTGTTCCCATGACGAATCCCAATCAGTTCTTCTCGGATTGAAAATTGTTATTGGATATTCCGAAAGTACTTCGCTTAAATCAGATTGCCAATCAATCGATTTTCCCATTTCAATTGTACCTGCCAGAAAAACTCCGAGTTTATGTTCTCGGAGTTGATTTTCTGAATCAGGTAATATAATTTGTGCTTTTTTCATTAACTTTTCTTTAAATTTTCCCTAATTGTTTCAAGAGTTGTTACATTCTCGAACACACCATCTTTGTAGATTGTATGTAATTCACCTTCACCCTCTTGTTCCCAAGTCACTTTGTCTTGAAGTTGGTATTTACCCGTTTCAGGATTTTTATGTACAACTAAAAGACCTGTTGCTGATTTCTTAGTACCATCGTCAGTCACTGGTGATTTGAATATATCACGTCCTTCACCATCTACTTCAACATATGTTGCCTTCATGGCAAATCCAAATGTATCGCGTGTATTGTATTGGTACGTAAAGCTACCCACGCCTAATACAATATTAGTTGACGCAAATCCTTTTGCTTCAAGTCGACTACATATTTCTTCAGCCCTATCAAGTGTTATTGAATCACCATAGATAGCTCCGATGTGTGGGTCAAGAACTTTATATCCTTGTTCATTGATAGTTCCACCAAACACATCCCAAAGAAGTTCTATTACACCTTTTTCTTCAGGATTTGCTTTACAAGTTGCATGGTCTTTTTCCCACTCTTCCTTATTTTCCCAACGTATTGTACCACAAACAATATCCACTGGGTCACCACTATCAGGACGAATCACTACTTTACCATCACGAGCCATGATTTCATCTTTTAACACTACTATGTGGTGTGTACAAACTTTCCATAAATCCCATGTATCTGAAACTATTGACAGTATACCTTTGGGGAATGTTTTCATCAATCGAGAGAAAGTGCCGACTTCATCATCTTTTTTACCAGAACACATCACTGAGTGCTCAGTTGCGTTTACTGAACCAACTACCACTGAATCAGCACCGTAGTAATGTCGAGCCCCACTTATTACTGGTAACGAATCAGAACCCAAAAATGATGTCGCGTGTCCAAGACCTGAACTAATAGTCGCATCGACAGAATCCATACCTCTCATAGAGAAATCATGACCTTGCCAATCGATGAACCATGCACGTTCTTTATCAGTCTTCTCTTGCCATTTGGTAAGAATTTTACGATATTGACGAGCAATTGTTGCCGATGTCATTGGTTTCCACAATAAATTAGATAAGATTGTTTCCAAATAATTGGTTACCCAATAAAATTCAGGAAGTGTATTGTAGATTGTAAGAACAGGAACTTTCATAGGGACTAACGTACCTTCTTTGATTGCCTTAACGTGTATAGGAAGATATCCTAAGTCGTGTAATTTTTCGAAATGAGAAACATCATAATCGGTGTTAAGGTAAAGTGATAACTCTTTTTTCATTTCACCACATACCTCATCTTTAGGACGAGAAAAGAATTCGTTATGAAACGATTCGTGAATTTGCATCATAGTCATTTGTTGACCGAATGATACCACATCTTCGCAACCCTTAGGTGCGTATTTGTTACTTCGTGGAGTAAAGTTAGAATAAACTAAACTAGTACCCTGTGGGTATTGAAGGTGGTGACCTGTTTTGTACCCATCGGTACCCATAAGTGGATTCATTTTCATATTATTATATTTAAAAATTAAAAATCAAAATTTGAACTGTTACCTCTATTACCCCTGATTTTATACATAGCGAATTCAAGGATTGCCAACGATTCATTTAAACCTGCTCGGTCATCAATGAATACATTCGCATATATTTTTCTCTCATTACCATATGGTAAATCAATGGGTGTTTTATTAATACCATCAATCATTAAACCATTTTTCAAACAATATTCCGTTATTTCGGGATACCTATCTTCTTTACAAGCTGTGAATATAACCACATAAGCACCTGTTTCTTTAGCTGTTTTAAGTATGTTGAATACTCGTTTGAAGTCTGAGTTTGTCATCTTCCACGGTGAAATAGTATCATCAAAATCACACGCAATGATTATCTTACCATATTGTCTCCATTCATCAACTAATCGTTCAAGATATGGTAATGATTCGGGATTTTTTTCAAAATATTCTTTCATATGTCGATGTATTTTACGCGAATGTTATTTTTAATTGCAAATTCAATTTCTTCTGCTATTCCTTTCGAATTATTCCAACCATCCATTTTTAGAACCCACAATTCATCACATCTCTTTAGCAAAGATAAGCAAAAATTATTCCAAAACTGCCAATCATTTGGCATATTTTTAAATTTAATAAGAGTATGACCGTAAGTTATCGGTGAAATCGCTATAACACCATTAGAAACGTATTCTGCGACAATTTGAGACACTTTCTCATAGTTTTGTTCCCTGATATTATCATCAGGGTGTGAGTACGGAGATGAGATGAAAATAAGGTTAGACACTCAATACAAATTGAAAGGTGAAAAATAATTGTGCGTAATGTAATACTTGGTCAAAACCAATCATCGAGAATGCTCCTAAATTTGGTATTGAACTACCATATTTTTTATTTTCAAACAATCTTTTCACTACCTTACTTGTGAAGAAATCAGTTATTGTATGAAAAATAAAGGTTAAGATACCAAAAAGAACACAGTGAGTTATCAACCAATTATTACTACAATTAGGATTTTGAATTACCAACGGAATCATGATACCGAACACCCATAAGAATGAATAGGTACTTGTATGACTCAATAACGATAGGAAATTTTTACTCTTATTTGTCACCCATTGTTCATCTTGAAATATGAAATCAAAAATGAAATGAAACAAAGTTATTAAAAATGGAATTAACATTTTAGAATACATTTAATTGTGATAATTTATCAAGGTCTCCTTGATTTCTTGCAACAAACATAGGATTATTCATATCAACAACACTATTTGTTGAGAATATCCCGTCAAACCAATTGTTAAGTTCTTTGAATCCTGAACTATAAATACCATGTGTTGTTATCAAATATAATTTACGATTATGAAACTCATCCTTAGGTGACACATAATTTTTAATAACCTTTGCTATTTCAATAAAGGTCCTACCACCATCACATACGTCATCAATTATTACCATATCTTTATCAACATAATTAGGTTCCATAGGAACACTGGTATGTGTTATTTTACCTGTTGATAAATCTCTGTGTTTTGCCGCTATAACGATGTCATTTTTATACCCTATTAATTCTGCAACATGGTATATTTTTTTTAATGCACCTGCATCAGGAGAGATTAATAGAAGATTTTCTTTGGGTAAGTTATTCTCATCTAAAAGTCCCCAAGTTTTTAATGCTTTGGAAACAACCTCAACATTATCGACTTTATTTAAATTATTGATACACGCTTCGATAACATCGGAATGGCAATCCATCACAGTAACCTTATCAAAATTCAAACTATTGATGATTGGTGCGATAACATCTTTTATGTAGTTTACACCACCAGCTGAAAATTTACGGTCACTTCTACCACCCAAGAAATACGGTATGTATAATTGGATATTTTTTACACCATCAACATAACGTAATGCCTTTGTCGCACAGATAATAAGTTCCAAATCTAAAAAGGAGTTCATCCTTGAATAAATTGTTATTGGTTTGAAACCAAATGATTGTACATCAGAAGTTTTTATTTTTAGTGATTGTTGCCCATCAGGAAACTTACTTACTTCATATCGGATGTCTGTTGATTCGGGATTTACTAAATTAAGTATCATAATATCTCGTTTGGTTTTTAATAATTGGTGATTTTCGCCACCAATTATCCATCAAATCTTAGTTCTTACGAACCTCCCACCTTTGGAATGGGATTGAGATTAGTTTGTTTCATCCTCTTTTGAGGTTGTGTCTTTTGGTTTTCCACTCATCATTTCCATGAGTTTCATACCCATCAAACCGTTCAAAGAACCGTCTGTACCGTTACCACCTGAGATAAGAACTTCAGGTATAACTTTGATACCACTCTTACCGATTTCTTCGGTTACTTTGAATTTCGCGAAGTTATCAGCACCCATTGCTTTAACCTGTAACTCATACGCTTCCGCTGTTGATTTACCAATCGCTTCAATCTTAGCGGCTTCAGCCTTACCTGTAAGTTCGATGTTTTTAGCTTCCGCTTCCGCCATCAATATTTTCGCCTTTGATTGAGCAGCGGCTTTCAATTCCGTTGCCTTTGCCTCACCCTCAGATTGTTTCACCGCAGCTTCCGCTTGACGTTGAGAGATTTCAACTGATTGTTGAGCCGCTACCATCTTACCTTGTATATCCGCTAACGATTTAGCCGATTCAAGAGTTTTACGTTGGTCTTGAGCTTCTTGTTGAACTTTAAAGGTCTCCCTTTCTTCTGCCGCTATCTTACGGTCAGTCAAAGTCTTCATTAAAGACTCAGGAGGTGTAATGTCACCTATCAAAGTGTCAACCGCATGAACGTTATATTCGTCCAATACTTTTTTGATTTCCAATTTAGCGGCGTTTTGACGTTCCTGACGTGCGTTTAAGAACGAAATCACATCATTGTTCTGAGCCGAGTTACGGAAATAGTTACCGATTGTCGGTTCTAACACCTGAGATACAAGGTTAGCCATTGAACCGAAACGTGCAATTACTTTTGGAGCTTCGATGGATGGGATGTGGATAATCTGAGATACGTCAAGATTGAACGGGAAACCGTCTTTAGAACGTACTGTGATTGTACTCAAACCAGCATCTAATTTGTGTGATTCGTTACGACCTGTAGCCCAGTTCAATACAAGGTTTGTTGTTGGTACTGTTTCAACCTTATGTGTATAAGGATTAATTGCGTACTTACCTGGGTCTAATGGTGTTATCCATACACCTTTATCACCTTTTTCAACGATGTTACCGTGTTTGAACGTTTCACCTGTAAGGTCTTTACCTTCGTTACCCACATATGAGATAACAACACCTACGTGACCGATTGGAATTTGTGTCATCGGTACTTTTTCAATTTCAACAGCCCAAGGGTTTAATGCGTATGAACCCGCTTGGATTACCTGAGTTTGAAGACCACGTTGACCACCATTATCCAAGAACTTATCAAAATCTTGGAAGTTATTGTGACCATCGACTTCTTTACCCGCGATAGAACTTTTATCAAGTGGTTGACCATCCAATGTGGTAACAACACCAACCTGACCATCTTCAATGTAAGTGATATCAGCAGCGAACACTTCAAATAACAAAGTATTGATACGATAAACACCGTTATTCAAATAACCAACTTGTTTACCACGATTACCTTTGTTGTTTAAGAATTTTCGAGCATCTTGGAAGTTATCACTTTCAACATGTCGTGCAAGAATCGAACCTGTAGGAAGAGGTACACCATCTTTTGCCGTTACCAAACCGATTTTACCTTTTGGTATTACCGTCAATGATGCGTGGTCAATGGTGTATTGCCAAGGCCAATAACCCCAATAAAGACCAGGAGCCAATGTGTCTGCTTGGTAACCCGCTTCACCATTCAAAGCGATAATTTTACCATCAGGAAGTGTTCTGTTAGAACCTACCAAAACGAACTTTTTGGTTACAAGACCAATCTTGTCTTCGGGAATAATTACCATTCCACAAAGAACTCGTAGAGTCCATTTGTAACCAACAATCATAAGAAGTGGGATAATAACCCAACTGTAATTCAATAAACTAATCATATTTAATTGTTTTTTGTGAGATACAAAGTTAAAACTTAATTTTCAATAAAAAAAACTTTTTTTCTAATTTTTTTTCTTTTTTCTTTTAATCAGAATAGAACCTTCATTATCTACTGTAATAGTAAATTTTTCCCTAATTTGTTTTGGGAAATAAGCCGATTTGATGGCCTGTTTTTTTGCGTTTATGATAATGTCGGAAATGAATTTCATGTTAACTGTTAAAAAGATTGTTTAGATAGTCAAACATATCTTTATACTCATGATTCTCAGATTCAACATAACCCAATTGTTGTATAAAGTGAGGATTTTCTTTTTTGTATACTTCAAACATACGACTCTTAGTTAATTTAGAGTATTGAACGTTAGCAATACGGTCACATAATTTTACAAATACAGCACCTTTCACATTACGTATACCTTCATAGTATTTGTCATTGGCTCTTTCGGAACGATTCTTTCCTTTTTCGTTGGTGACAGCATATATAATTTCTGCTACTTCCTGACCTAAATTATTGCTCACATCGTTATAAGAAACACGACAATCTTCAATTAAATCATGACCCCAAACGGCTATGGAACAAACATTTCGTAAACTGATGTGTTTATCTCGGTTCATCGGATATATTTTCTTACCTGTAAAATAATCAAATACATCATCAAGAAGATATTTAAAATCTTCAAACACTTGATTCACCATTCTCAAATGAAATTCATAAGGAAGAAATGAATCATAAAAGTGATTTGTTTTTCTGTGTTGGTCGATACACCAATTTTGCAAATTATAACCCATATATTAAAAAGTATTATCTAAATCGTTCAAGTCGTTTTCTTATTTCTTCCGCTAATTTATAGTCTTCTTTTTCTAATGCTTTTTTCAAATAAATTTCACATTCAGTTTCATTCATGGTTTCAACAGGTTTAATTTTACTATCTTTGTTATCAGGTGTTTGAGAATTTTCAACTATAGCACGAAATTTTGGTGTATTACCCATAAATTCCAAACAGGAATTATAGTTTTTTCTCCACTTATCTGATTTATTAACATCTATATCACTCCAACAGCATTCCCAAACCACATCGTCACCAAAAGACAAAAAAATATGTTTTTTATTCCAACCATGCAAAGTGGCATAATCAGTTTTATTCTTTATAAGAAAATCACGATATTTTTTTTTCGACATAACAAATTTATCATCTAATTTCCACGTCTTTGAAATACTTTTTCTGCTGAAATAGATTAATTGCTTTATCAAATAATATAGAACGACAGAAGATACTAAAAATAAAACGATTTCTGATACTATAGTTTGCATTTTCTTAAAGTTTTGGTTTTAATATAACTTCACCTATTGGTGTAAGGTCAACATCGTTAAAGTCTACTTTTTTAACGTATGCGTTTTTTCCTGAAACTTCAGGATAGTATATCCCAACAGTGCTACTTGTAATATTATCTTCTAAAATAATTCCAAGACAACCTTTGTACATTGGGTCTAAATTTTTTCCTGTTATTTGAACAGCCGTAAATTGTTGCATAATATAAGTTTTTTTCTAAGTTTATTCACCGCCGCCTCCGCCGCCATCTCCACCACCTGAATCACCTCCACCAGCATCACTGAATCCACCACTTTCATTACCTGTTACATCATTAGCCGAACCCTCAAAACCATTACTCTCATTACCTGTTACATCATTAGCAGAACCTTCAAAACCATTACTCTCAGACACTTCACTTTGCATCTCGGGAGATAATTCTTGATTGCTTACTGAAATAGTCTCTGTTTGTTCAAAATTACTTCCTGTAATTGGATTTGTATTGGATTGTGACCATGCAATAGATGAGAAAGAACTCACAGGTGTCGGTGATGAATAGTAATAATAGTTATTACCTCCCCCGTACATCATATACCAATAAACCCATTCCCAAGTACCATCAGAATGGTATTTCTTTTCACGATAAGATTGTACTTTATGATTACCACTATTGGAACATGATGTCAAAATGTTCAATAAAAGTAGAACGATTGAAATTACTTTTTTCATTATTTTTAAGTTTTATTTTTTTAAAGTTAATTAATTATTTTTAACTATTCGTTTAATATAAGAAATATTTTTGTTTTTAATGTGTAAGTTATATGTTCCGTTTGGTTGCTCTGACAAATCAATCTCATTTGGATTGTTTTGTTCTTTAATTATAATTTTACCAGTAACATCAGTTATATAAATTACATAATCGTACTTATTTTGAGAATAAACTAAATTAAGTTTACCTTTTGTTGGATTTGGTATTATTGACACATCATTATCACTTTGAATTTTCTTAATATCTGTCGGATAAAGAATTAAAAATGTCATCATTCCTCCGCAATCATTAGAAACATAAAGTTCAACTTTCATAGGTGATGTGATTTTTTTAGTAACCGATGCACCATATTGTGTTGTACCATCACTAAAAGCCCAAGTATATTGTGTTACCAAATTAGGTCCCGCCACTGAAAATACAAAGTCGTCACCTATTCTTATGTAAGAAATACCACTACAAGTTGCAGGTAAATCAAAAACAATATTAACCGTGTCAGAACCTTTACAATATCTGTCAACCTCAACCCAATATGTTCCTGAATTTTTAACTGTTATTGTTTGTGATGATTCGCCAGTATTCCAAAGATAACTACTAGCACCATATTGACCAGCATCTAATATAATTGGAGTTAAACATATTTCTATATCCGAACCTAAATTAACTACAGGAGGATATCCTACGAAAACTTTTACAGGTACTTTAGGACTAGCACAAACCGATGTGTTTTTATTCACCGAATTAACATAAATTGTTGTATCATTCATTATGTTTGGGATATATAACGAATCACCCGTAAAAAATGGAGTTGTACTCGAAAATGAGCTATACCATTTATGTGATGATGTAGTGTCTTTCCAATAACAGTAAACTAAAGCGGTTTGACCATAACATACCGAATCATTCATAACCAACGGTAAATTAGCAGTATTCGATATCATAACCGTATAAGACGCAGTATAAGATGTTTGATTACTGTTTGTACATGTAACTATACATCGGTAATCAGTATATGATGTTATTGATGTTGTTAATGATGAAGATGTTGCACCTAAAATATTACTCCAAATTGTAGTTGATGTTGGTTTTGATTGCCATTGATATGTTATACCAGGGTCAGTTGTATTACCAAATAAAGACAGAGTGAATGATGTAGTCATACATACACTTGAAGGTCCTTGGATAACACCCGCATTCGGAATGCCTGTACAAGGTTTTTTATATTCTGTCCATTGAATATCATCAACATGAATATCATTACCGAAAGCTGACGTACCTCGTATAATCAAATAATTGGTAGTTCCATTATAAATTGTTGGGACACTGTATGAATATTGATACCATCCATTTGCTGAAACCGCTGGTGTTAATGTTCTTGACCTATTCACTGTACCTAAAAGGGTAGCACCTGTTGGTGTAGGTGTTGTATTAATCATAATATCAACTTTATCAGCCGATGTTGAGAATCCACTTTCACGATAAATCCAAATTCTAACAATCGGTGTTGTAGTACCTCTACCTGATAAATCAAATGATGGTGTTATCATGGATTGTATTCCCGAAGAATACGTCCAAGAGTTAAATCTTACCATACCAACTCCTGAGTGAGGTGATATACCAGTTGGGTGAGCACTTGTTGTAACTCTTGCCCATGTTGCACTTGTTGATGTTGTAACTAAAGACCAACCCGTTGGTACAAAAGTTGTTCCGTCAAAGGACTCCGTAAATGTTGTTTGGGCTAAAGAGCTCAAAGATAACATAAGGAAAATAAATGATAATAGTTTTTTCATTTTTATATTGTTTGTTTTTTTTAGTGTGAATGACTTGAGCATTTTTCATGGAGATAATCAACAATCTCTAAAACTAACGCTGAAAATAAAAATAATCCATGAACAAATGCCAATTTATATAATGTGTCCCAAGGAACATTAACTATGTTTACTGACTTTTCTAAAATTCCGATTGATGTAATACCCACTAATGATGTTGCCATTTTTACTTTTAACATACCGCTACTGACATTTTCACCATCATTACCATGAGTCTTTGAAACAAAGCTATTATAAGAACCTGTAATAATCATCTTACCTAAGTTCGCAATCATTGTAATGTCTATAAGTTCAATAAAGGTTAACATGGCACCTTCTTTATTGATTGAATGTAACTCACCGATGTACTCAATGAACGATTTAACATCAAAATAGGTATAAACACCTAAGGTAAGAATCAAAACGATGTAGAACGGTATTAGTAACCATTTAGATTGGAAGATAAGTGTCTCGATAAATTTTTTCATTTTTATAAAATTAAGTTAATGTACCACAAAAATAGAACTTATCTTTTAGTTTTCCAAATTTTTCTCGAAGTAAAATATAATATTTTTTGGACATTCTTCAATTAAATTATAATCTAACGCTATACGATAATTGGGACTATCTCTTCTTAATCTTTCTAATTGAAGTTCTATTTGAGTTCTGAAACCATCAATAGTAAATGTATCTTTCCATTTGTTACATCTCGCACAAGACGGTAAAAGATTTTTCAATTCATTATGATGATAATCGGGTAATGGGTTTTGATTATAAAATCTACTTTTACTAATAACATGGTCAACTTGCATTTGTTTGAAAGTTATTTCTTTTCCACAATATGCACAATGCCCGTTACATTTATTGTAAACGTCTTCCCTATTAATTTTCATTGGTTTCTAATCTTTCAAATTGCGGATTCTCCAAACAATCGAAATTTCCTTCATCATACATGAAAGCTAACGTCACAATACAATCACGAATATATTCCATTTCATCTGAAATTTCTTCCACTGATATTCTAACATTACCATCAGTCATATTGGAATTCAATTTTTTTGTGAGACGATTATAACTACGTATTAATTGCCATCTAAGACCATCAAAATTTACATCCATAATTTATTTTTTTAAAAGTTTTTCGATTTGTTTTTCAATTTCAGATTCCATCATTATTGAAAACTTGGGAAACACTTCATCAAGATTTGTATAGAATCTTGGCATACCGAATTTTAGTTTAATCTGATGGTACTTGAATCCTGGTATTTTTATTAAGTCAGTAAATACGTTGTCCAAAAAATTAATAACATTCTCATCATTAATTTCTAACCCAATGTAATTTTCCTCAAGATATTGTTCGTATTTTTTTTCAAATTCTTGTGCTGTCATATTTTTTTAATTATCAAACCAAAAAATGACTCTCATGTCATTTTCAAATTGTTGTAAGTTTTCTTCGTTTTTAGTCACTCTCCATTCATCAGATAAAAAATTTTCCATTTTATCGACAAAATATTTCAAAGGTGAAATATCTTCCCATTCTCTATAAACAAAATCTAACATTTCGTGTGCCCATCCCGTCCAAAAGTTTGGTGTTTCAACATTTAAATCCAAAAGTTTGGCCGCTTCTTGGGAAATCATACCTGACCTTTTTATAGTTGGATACATTCTTAACCAATCTCGTAATTCTTTCAAAGTAAAATAACTATGATTATGACCATCACTATTCCATATTTCACTTTGTTCTTTTACAACTTCAGAACAATCCTCAGGAAGACCTTTGGGTTTACAAATCAAACCATTTTCAAAATTAGTTCTAACACCCGCTAAAATATCAAATAACTCATAATCTTGACCTCGGTAAAATTGTTTATGTTGATATTTATCCTCATATTTGTCAATACCATCATAATACGGATTAAGTTTCCAATTATCAATGTTGACCCATTTTTTTTCATCATTAATTGACCTATATCTTTCTAAATAACAATGTATATCACATCCCATTCAAGAAATATAAGAAACCAAATCGATATCGTCAAACTATAGAAAATATATTTCAACAGGAAACTCACCAAACACTAGTGGATGTTTTGTAACATCACATAACCACATTGGAAGATTATATTCAACTCCATTATATTTTTCGAGAATGTACCAAGCACCAGTACCCATCTCAAAACCTTCAAGTCGTCCTAATTGCTTAAATTTTAAAATATTCGACCCAGGGAAACTAACATCGGACATCATAATTTTAAATTCACTTTCACCCTGAGCAATAATTTCACACAAAACATCCGCACCAGAAACCATCTGTAAATCCATCACATCACCTTCCCATTCAGGTAAATCTACAAACCATCCCCACTCATCTTTATAAAATCTTAAGTCTTTCATAATTAATATAATTTAAACCAATCAAAATCTTCACGAATATAATCATCATAAAGACATAACTCGACATCCTCATTCTTCCATTTATCTATGAATGAATTATATTTTGTTTTGTCATATTCTCTATCGGTACACATTATTTTTCCCGACTTTTGATTCTGACTCATCGGATAACTCCCAACATACTTTTCATTCGGAACAAAATGAGATTCAACATACACGCTTCTTAAAATATAATCATGGTAGATAGGACATTCTATCTTAACTCTGATTATTTTTGATTTAAGTTTGGACACCAAATCATCAACATAAGTTTTACATTCTTCGTATGTTTTGAATTTGGAAATGAAAGAACTCATATATTCCGTTCTGAAATGAGTTTTATCGGGTCTGAGTAGTTTTATGATGATATTTTTTATCTTCATATCGTCTAACTCAGAGTTTATTGATTCTTCACCTGTTATGTGTATTTCAAATGTTCTCATAATTTATTGTTCATTTGTAGGTTTTAACCATAATATATTATTCCTGAATACATAGTTTCTTAAAATTACAAACCCATCTAAAACTTCAAGAGTTTTTAGTGTGTCAAACTTGAAACACTTATAAAGTTCTTCTCTGATTCTCTCAGTTGATACCACGTGCATTTTTGTGTCATATGGATAGACATATATTTTCCAAAACATTTCATCAGGTATTCTGAAACCTTTTGTTATATGAAACCTTATAGCCCTTAATATTCGTAATGGGTCATCATTGAATGTTATATTACAATCCATTGGTGTTCTCAATTCTTTGTTCTCAAGGTCTTTTAAACCATTGAAATAATCAATAATGTTACCTTCATCATCTTTTGCCAATGCATTCACCGTAAAATCTCGACGCAATAAATCATCATATAATGTACCAGGCTCGATTATTGGTGTTCGAGTATTTTCAATATACCCAACCTCTTTACGTGACATGACAAAATCAGCAACCATTCCTTCAATGGCGTGACCCACTGGATACTTTGCTCTGATTGTATAACAGTCAGGTGTTATGAGGAAAATAGTAAACCCTTGGTTTTTTAAATAATCAACCAACATGGTAAACATATCTTGAGCACTCTTAATTCTACCTAATAATTCATCACTAGGTACAACAGCATAATCAATATCCTTAGATTTAAGTCCAAGGATTTCATCTCTAACTGTTCCTCCAACAAGGTAAAATTTAAACATATTGTACTATTTGAACAAAGATACTATTTTTTTTCTTAACTTATCCAAAAATCGTTCTTCTTTTTTATTGAACCCAATTTCTATATTAATTGATGTTTTGTTATGCGATAACGAAAAAAGGTTAAAATTCGTATTTTGAAAAGCCCCGTAGTTATTTTCAAAGTTCTCTAATTTTTGGAATTCCACAAAACAAAACCATTTGTTAGTATAATGACCTCTACCATTACCTTTGTGTCGATATTTAGAATTCAAATATTCAAAATATGTAAATGAAAAATTACGGTGAGGTGTTTCAATTTTTATTGTGAAATCTTTAATTATTTCCGTTAAATCACACCAAGTCATAATTTCATTGATGGTCTTCATAACATCGTCCCCAAGATTATATAAGTTTTTATATGTTCCCCCCATGAAGAATGTAAACTCCCCACCATCATAGGTTGACCGATAACTAATGTCAATTAACAAAGAATTATTGATTCCCATATTTACATTGGGACCCACTATCTTTTTAATTATAGTGTTAATCGAATGTTCAAGATTTACATTTCCCATTATTAATACGATTGGAGTGAAAAAATTTTGTCTTCAGATATAATAAATTCTTTAGGGATTTTCATAGAATATGTATTATCTTTTTTCGCTAACCTATAATAACGATTCCAAGAGTAAAAAATCCTTGACAAATCAACCAACGAAAGTGCTGAGTAATTAATCAATATAGGATTTTTTTCTTTGAGATAATCTATTGAATCATCGATAGATTTTAAAATCTCTTTATCATCAGGACATTCCGTAAACAGATTATTGAAAATTGTTTTCGAATCTGTAATTTCAATATTTTCAAATTTTCCGTTATTTTGTTTTAATAAACTCAAGATGTCTTTTTCAATATGACCAAAAGGCATTGCATAAAAATCATCAAATATATCAATCAAAGAAGAATCCAAATGTGCCCTACATGAACAAACAAAAAATAATAACTTAAGAACTTTTAAAGTCCCAAAGTTATTATCGTTGATATCCTGATTTTGGTTTTGTTCTTGATACCATTCCGCCAATTTTTTAACAACAAATTCAAATAACTTTTCTTTATTTAACATCATAAAAATGTTTAATTTACGGTATGAACAAAATTGTGGGATTATCTTTATGAATATCCACTTGAGGATATTTCTTTTTAAACTCATCAACTCTGAATGGTTTTGTTATCAAATGATTCCCGTTTTTTGTTGGGATATTTGCATAGATTTTCATTCCTTCAGGTTGCAAAGTATTGATGTATTCTTGAATTTCTCTATCGAGTTGTTCATCCTTTTCATCAATATCAACAATCCATTTCTTATCAGGGTCAGCTGAGAATTCTCCACTCACCGAACTATAAGCATTTTTAACCGCTTTGTAGTTTTCGTCAATAACCAATGATGTAACTTTCTTTAACATCTGAAGAGCACTTTTCTTCAAACTTCTTTTGTTCAATCTGAAATAAGCACGAGCATTGTTGATTTTACAAGTTTCAATAATCTCACTTTCCATACGGTTGAATTGCTCCAAACTATAGATGAAGATATCTGAAATCACAATCATATCTTTCTCCAAATCAGGATTGTCTTTCCTGCGTTTAAGTATTTGGAGAAAATAATACGTATCGGGATTGCTGAAATCCAAAAAATGTCGTACTATATCAAAATTGTTTACCATTGGTTGTTTATTTTACGATTGACATATTTGTCGATGCCACTGGAAGTCTGAGTACGGGAATAGTTTTTTCATCTGATGTCTTTTGCATCACCTCATAATACCCGTCACTTCCTGGTTTTACTGTTGGAATATTATCCAAATTATAAAGGAGTTCGGTCTTCTCGGCCTCACCTTTATAAAGTTTAACTGTTTTAGTTGTTGTGTTGAAAACTAATGTTTGCATATATTGTGTTTTTAATAAAATCCCCTTGATGTTTATACAAAGTTAACTCAAGTTTTGTTAATAAACAAACATTCACTCAAAGATTTTTTTTCTTATTTTTATATTAAATTTTATAATATGGCACATCCAATAATACATGCAAAAAGTTCCGCCAAAAAGTTTGGTGGTAAATGGGAAGATTATATCCATATCCATAATTGGTTTGATGAGACCAAATCTTGGTATGGTCATTCCATTCATAGATTATTCAGACACCACTCAGAAGGTATTTTTGAATGTGAAAAAATATTCGGTATGACCTTCAAAAATAGTGACGACAAATTAGTTTATACAAGATATGTAGGTGAACAACATGTTAAAGAAGATTGTTATAATCATATTCCTTGTGCCAAAGAATGGATATTGGCATTAGAAATGAAAGAAAAACCTATATGGATGTTAAGAACTTTAGACATCGAAATAGATGATTGATATTTATAATTAAAATGAAGATGGAATTATCAGAAAAGGATAAGAAAAAATTAGATACATTCTCAAAATATATAAGAAGTTGGGGGTCAAAAGTCGCAAAAACAGTATTTGATATCGACTGGGATAAAGATTTTTATCGACAGGATTTCAAATGGATTGGAGATACAACATCTTTACCAATAGATTCTTATGATATAATTGATGATTTAATTGAAAAATTAGTTAAGGAATCAAATATTTTGGATAAACGTTATTCTGATGATAATTGGTATTTGAATGTTGTTGTAAACACAAATGAAAGAACGGTTACATTTTTTGCTGAAATACCTTATCTCCGTTCTAAGGGTGATATCCAAGAATTTGAAATTACTCAAGACGAAGGTGAAGAAATTTATAAATGGTTCAACAACTTAAAAAATGAAGGATATGAATACGGAACTCTCCATTATGAAGGTGGTGGTGATGATGGTTATTTAGAAGATTTTATTTTATGGGATGATGGTGATGAAACTGAAGTTACAAATTCCATCGAAGATTATTTTATAGAGAAACTTTCTTTTTATAATTGGTACGACAATGAGGGTGGACAAGGTAATTTTTATATTAAAATACCTGAAAACAAAATAACTTTGGAGTGGGAAGAAAATTTTGACGATTACAAAGAAATTAAAATCGATACACAATTCACATATTAAAAAACCTCCCTGTAAAAACAGGGAGGTTACTAGGCTACTCAGATTATAAATTATTTTAGAAGGAGTTTTAAGTTTTGACAAATGAAGGTTGACCTAAAAAGGTTTGACTAAGGGACTATACTAATTCGCCATCTTTTTATCAAAATCCATCAGATTACATGTTGTAATTTCGGTTTTATCCGAATGATAACTCACAATACTTTTCACCTAGTAATTGGGGGCTAAATCACCGTGGTTGCGTTATGAGCGTCCAACTCGTCTTGTATCTGTTCGATTTCAGATTCGAGTTTTTTAATAATCTCATCTTTTTCAACTTCACCAATCTCGGCAACCATAGTCAACCTTTCCTCACTACCATACCTATGCGAAATTTTTCCGCTTTGGACATTAAGACCCTGTAGTTTAGAAATCATCGATTTCAACTCAGAAAGTCTAAAAATCTTTTCGTAGACTACAGCATTAGCCAAATGAATCTTAGTCTTCAACTGAACTAATTCGTTAGTTGTGGTTATCCACTTATCTAACATTTCTCTAGAAGAATATGGCTTTTCCACCCCATCTTCCATTGAATTGTAACGATTACATTTACTGTAAAACTCGTTAGCCAATTTAACCTTACGGTTTTTTTCTTTAAGTGCTTTTTTAATATTCATAGTTCAATAATTTTAGTAAATTTTGTTTGTAGTGTCAATACCTATAAACTCATCAAGTTTTTTTAAATTGGGTTTCATAGTACCAGGAAATTGACCATAACGGAACTTTTTACCCTTAGAATTCTCTATCTCCAAATCACCGTGTATAAATTCTTGAATCTGCTCTTCAGTTAGAACCGCTGATAACTTTTTATACTCATCAATTATTTCATACAAACCATTTTCAACTTTCAAAGCTGTTAGTATTACACCCTCTGAATTAAGAAGCCATTGTTCCGTCATAGTTTATTTCTTTTGTTTGTCTTTTTTTGGTTTAGCATTCATCTTAGGAGTTTTCTCGACCTCAGTTTTTTCTTCCTGTGGTGGTGTTTTCCATTTTCTCCATTCAGTTTTTGAGACATATTCCCAATAACCTGTTTTTACTTTGTATTCCGCATCCACATCATTAATTCTTTGGATGTCTCCCACTTCTACATTTTTTTGTGGTTTAATTGCTTTGATACACTTCATAGTTTTCCTCCGTGTTTTTTTAAAAATATAGTACAAGAAAATGGTTGAGTCAAATTTTTTGCAAAAAAAATCCCCAATTTTTAGTTGGGGATTGATGTTTATATCATTTTTAGGATTGCCTCGGTTCGACCATTCCAAAGTATTATCTTTCGTTTTGGTACCCATAATTCCATCTCACCTATTTCATCAACTCTTTTCAGATATTCATTTCGGAAACGTTCCGCCTGAGAAGCATCTGTAATATATTCCATTCCTATATGTTCAGCACATATCTTTCCCATTTTGGTTAACATGGAAAATTCATCAGTTAAGGTTCTTGCACAACACATACAAACATCACCTCTTTTTATTGTGAGTTTTGCCGAAAACTTAACCGCTTTTGGTGAGATAGCCAAAACTTTTGTAATATCTAACAAAATCGGATTAAATTTAAGATTATATTTTTCTTTTAGGTTTTGACCTATTGCTCGGCCAATCTTAATTGTTTCACCGACTGTAGGAATATTCAGTTTGAAAGTTTTCTCTTTATCAAACTCTTTTTCCAATTGTTTTGTTGCCACATCAACTTGTTTTTCTGATAATGTACCGTATGTAAGTAACTTTGATTTTACATCCCTTAAATAAAAATTGAGACCATCATAGGTTGCTATTCTTTTAAGATTTTCAGGTAATGTTTCAACATTTACTGTGACAACATTAGCAAGGATTTTTTCTGCAGCCTCAGCTTGTTTGGGTGTTAATTGTCCCCACTTCCTGATTACTTCTTTCATTTGATTAATGAAATTATTACCACCTTGGTAATTTTGAACTTTCGAAATTGTTGTTGTAGACATACCTGTAATGTTTTTGTAACCCAAAAATATTAAGGTTTCTCGACATTACCAAATTTTTTTTCTGATTTGTGTATAAAATTAAATTTAATATCTTTTGGGTCTTCTTTTTTATCCCATGACCAGTAGGGTTGCATACCTGTATATTTTTTCAAATCTGATAAAATGTTGTTCTTGACCGTTTCTTCAACTTGTTCTTTATTTATACCTGGAACTTTTCCTATTAAATAAGACCCTTTAGATAAATTTGTTTTTCCTCTCTCTTTCATACCCGCATCATCAATCAAAACATCCAAAACTACTTGCTCACCAACTCTTTTAACATCTAATACTTTAAATTTAACTCTATATTGTCTTGTCTGTTCATCAGATGGTATCCATCTAGTTGCGGATTTTACTCTTTTTGAAATAAACTCTTCTTTATTCTTAAGAAGTTCTTCCACTTTATGTTTCATGATTTTTTCGTAGTCAGCACTCCTTTGTAACATGTCCATTTCTTCTCTTGTAACAAGAATTGTTCTCTCCTTTAGACCTTCATTATACCTAATAGGATTTGCTTGGGACATTTGTTTTTTGGTTGTTGGTGAATATTGGTCATAATTTTCATACCATTTACCATCCTTATATAAATAAACAGGATACCAGTTATATGATTTTACGATAAAATATCTAACATTATTTAAATCTTTATCCCAATATCCTTCTAAATTAGAACCTTGAAACGGCATTAATCCAGCGGTAAATGAATCCGATTCTCTATTCGTTATTTTTCTTTTTCTAAACTCTTTCGGACCTACAAATTCTTCTGGTGTTATTTTTTCATAATCACCATCCTCACGATAATTTAATAGATAAAGTTCAGAATAATAACGATACAAATTTGACTGATAACCAAATATCTTCAAATAATCTTTAAGATATTTCTCTAACTCTTTTCTTGATTTGATTAGATTTTTATTTTTGTTTAAAAATTTAAATAACGCAATTTCTCTTTTATCAAGATTAGTTTTATTAACATCAATACTCTCTAAAATCAAACTAAGTTTTTTCATTAATTATAAATATCTTGTAATTATTTAATTTCGATATTGGTACATCATTTCTAAACAATGTTTTATTAGATAATTCTCAACATAAGGTATTCGAAGTAAAAAATCTAATTCATATTCATAGGCATAATATTCTTCAAGATTCTCATCCATCTTTAAATGTTTCCTTTTTATTGAAAGATGATACATCTCATGGATAATTGCTGCAGATATATCATCAATCGAGTTTGATTCCATGTCTATATGACTCAACATGATTACTGAAGAATCTTGGGTAGTTGAGAACTGACCGTTCCAAAATGTAATTAAATCACAAACATTCATTAAGGTATGATATCTTAATGTATCATGTTTATGTATGTTTTCAATTGATTTTATAACTTTATCTTTCCATCCATCACCAACATCATCAATCTTTATCTGACCATTTGTTTGAATAGATAAAAACATTACTAAAATAAAAAACCCCACTTGCAGATGGAGTTTTTTTATGTTTGTTTGTATGCTAGAAATAAAACTAATTAATTTAGAAATAAGTTTGTTCAAAATATAACACTTGGAATTTATCTTTTTTATCAACTAAGTTAGATGCGTTTATTAAATCATTGTATTCAACAACCGCTTCTTTTTGAATCTTTCTATATTTCGTTAAGAAATCAAATGTTGTAATATCTTCACTAAATAGTTCTTGTGAATCTTTGTTATATTGTTTCATAAGAGCCAATTCCATTTTATACGCACCATTGATAATATCAATAAGATTGTCAAACGTATGTTTGATATCAGCTTGTGGTATTTCAGGTTGAATGTTGAAGTCAACCATATACTCTTGAATTTTCTGAGCATGTTCCAATTCACTTTCAGCTTCCTTAGTGAAAAACTCTGCCGCTTTTTTATAATTCATATCCTGACACCAGTTAGCCGCCGCTCTGTAATAATAGTGTGCGGTATATTCGTCTTTAATTCTATCAGTTAATATATCAATAGATTTACTAGGTATTTTATATAACCTTATATCAGAAACTTTAGAAAGACTGTTACTAGCCTCAACCACAACATTTTCTTTATTCTTTTCAGTTTCTTTAATTAATTTAGGTATCTCACCATTCAATATTTGTTTTTTTGTGATTTCCATTTTACACGTTTACTATAAATATATTATTGTAGGTCTTTTGTTCTTAAATAATCAACTAATTTTTGTAGTTTATCCGCATCATCAGGATTCAAAATGAATTCATCGAAAGCACCGAATCTACATCGATAACCAAAAATATATTTGATTCCGTATTTCACTCTTTCCCAAAACGGTCTTTTATTTAAATGGGTATGAACAAAACACATAGGATGTTTTTCACCATTATTCTCATCTTCCTCATACAAGAAAATAAACTGGTGTTCAGTCGAATTACAATCACAAATTAATATATCTTTATCTCTCATTTTTCAATATTTTTTTAATAAGCCTTTTGAGCCCAAAAATAAATTGCCCATTTAAGGAAAACAATTTTTAAACTAAACGCAGGTGTAAATACTCCTGTTTCTAAGAATTCACTTTTATTAAAAGAAAAAACTATCGTTGGGAGTAAGTAAAAACTTTTTCTAACTCTATATAAGGATTTCCCCGTAAACCATTTCATGTTATTCAAATTCGATTGTAAATAAATTCATATCAGATACTGAACCTTCGTTTGTTGTTATTGTTGTACAGGTTTTTATATCTTTATCTAAAGATATTAAAAAAGACAGATAATATAAAGGGGCTCTCACAACAATTAATAAATCTTTATTTTCTTGGATTTCATAGTTAACTAACACCGACTGAGACATAGAATGAAAATATGGGTTATCAGTAAAAATTTTTATGAACCATAATTGCGTTAAATCTTCTAAAGCCGCGTGAGTTTTTCGGTTAGAAAATAAAGAATGATATTGGTATACAAACCTTTGAAGTAAGTGATACAATATCATATCGGATGTGTTCAAATTTAATTTTAAGTTTGGCATAAAAAAACCTTTAATCTAAAAATAGAAAAAAGGTTCACTAAGTAAAATAATTTCAAAATATTAACGGCCAATAACTAAGTCTTCGTAGTTCAATTTGTCCATTCCTTTGATATCATCAATGTTTTCATTATAAACAAACGCTTTGATGACAGAAACAATCGATGATTCGCACTGAGCAATTTTTGATTCCATCCAATCCTCTATTTCTTGCCCTTCTTCCAACATCTCCCACATCTTATATGATAAAGTTGCGATGGTAAATAAGTGTTGTTTTGTCATGTAATTACCATCAGAACCCTCGGACATTTCTTGTTCATTCAATGATGGTGCATTATTAATAATTTTTTCAAATTGCTCTTTAGTTATAACTATATTTTTTGACATGATTCTTTTACAATAAATAGTTAACAAAAGAAAAAAGGTGAAGATAACTTCACCCTTTTTAGGACCGCATGGTTTTTGCGATGCTCCACCATCTCATTTTGAGAAAATGAGAAAACTATATCTTAAGCAGGTTGCTCTATTTTTGATTTATGTCTCAAATGTTCCGCCAAAGTATAAGGTTCAACATTCGTAACAACTACACACTCAGATAAAATCTTTGTTGGAATGTTTATTAAAAAATCTTGACCATTGAAAAATGTAAGAGACTCTTTAAGGGTTAAACAACCGTTTACCATTTTCAAGAACAATTTGAACTGTGTTGCATCAATGAATGATTCATTTAATAGAACACCAAGTTGTTCATGAATTATCTTTATTGTATGTGTTGTTGTATTCATTTGACAAATTTAACAAGTTTTTTTTAATCCGCCAAATTTAAATTATACTGATTAATTTTAGTGATAAATTTATCAAGTTGTTCTTGAGCATCCCCAAATTTAGAGTTATCAAAACTTTGTACTATTTTCAAGTGTTTTTCAAAGTCACCCAAATCAATGTCTTTCAATACACTCATAACTCTTGAAACATGAGATACCGAATCTTTTATCGTATACCATTGTTTAGCATATATCCTTACTGTAAGAATAATCTTCATTAATTCCTCAGAATCCCATCCATTTTTTTCTAATGTTGTTTCTTGAACACCAGTATCATATGAATTATATACACTTATATTACCACTTAATGGATTATTATTGTTGATATAAAAAGCCACTTTATTATAGTTGGTATTTTTATTTTCTTTTTTGGAAACTAAATACACCAAACAACCACTTTTTTGATAATCTCTAAAATGCGTTGGTGAATTTTTCGATGCGGTACACCATCTTGTACCTGAACCATATTTAAGTGACCCCTTAAATGTTTTAGGGTATAATAAAAGATAATCATCATTTTCAAGTAGAACTGTTATATGTTCTTCCCTAACGAAAGTTTTACTTTCTCTCACCTCTTCAGCTTTATTTACAATCTCGACCAATCTTGGGTAATTTCGATACAATGGATTGTAAATATCTTTTTCCTGTATGTAAGGTAAGAAATTTTCGAACTTGTTAACAAACTCTATAAGTTTGGTACTACTTTTAAGGGGATAACCAGAGGTGAACTTATCATTCCAAACCCAACACATATATTCCAAATATTTCTTGGTCTTTGTTTGGTCACCCTCAACCATTTTGTTGAAAGTTGATTCGGTAATATTAGGATACTTTGCCCTAATCTCTAAAACTTTTGACATATATTACATTTTTAATTTTCTCTGTATTTGTTTTTGTATATCTCTTGCCTTGATGGTTTCTCTCTTATCATAAATTTTCTTACCTTTCGCTAACACAATTTCCACTTTAATCAATCCTTTTTCATTAATAAAAATCCTATGAGGAATAATGGTTAATCCTTTAATTAACTCTTTCTGAAGTCGTTTAAGTTCAACCTTTTTCAATAATAATTTTCTATCTCGGGTAGGTTCGTGTGTTGTTCGTGAATCTACTTCAGTAATATTAGCATTCTTAAGAATCAATTCACCATTAATAAAAACACAATAGGATTCTGTTATAGAAATTTTACCCGACTTAATCGATTTTACTTCCGAACCTAATAACTGAATACCAGCCACTTCTGTTCTCAAAAACTCATACTCGAATCTTGCCTTGCGATTGATTATATTCATGATGGAACAAAGTTATGAATATAAATTGGTATAAACAAAAAAAACTTCTAAAAAGAAGTTTAATTTTAAAATGAAACGCTGAGATTACACGTTTGGTTGAGAAACTTTAGAGTCATTATGGGTTCTACTCATATCCACCATCTTTTGAATGGTATTCCTCAGTGACGATTGGTTAGACCAATCACTCCTTAAGTCATCAACTACTCTCTTACTACTGATTACTCTTCGAGGATGCCTCCCCAATTAGTCCTTGCGGGACTAGAGAACTTTCATAAAAATCACATTTGGTTTGGGACCGCCTGTGGCAATGAACACTCATTACTATGTAGTCACCTTTAATTGATGACTGGTCGACACTTGTCCTTTTAAATTTAACTTTGATTTCTCAGAATGAAATTGTTAAAAGATTGATTGTGGATGATGAAAGTTGTGGTCGACCACCAACTCTGTCATCTTTTGAACGACAGAATATTGAACAACTCTCTGGAATATCCCTACTCCCATACTTCTCGTTTACTTCGACCATATAATCTTGGTAGACCATACAGAAGGACATTAACAGCACCACCTGTACAACATCATGCCTTTCAGCTTTAAGTTAACGTTTATATTGAATCCCGCAATGATACAGTTGGATGACCGTACTTTTTGCAACGACTCTACGGATTATTCTTATTGTTCTTCCGAACTCAACCTGACGACCCACATCGCCAAGTCATTCAACCACTTCATCTACAGTGTTACCCTCGATTACAAAGGTTAAATGATATTCCGCTTGTCTACTCGAGCTTCCTCTCGGAAGCCGCAACCGAATCTAATCAATTTCGGTCACTTTACACTACTTTCGTAGTTTATTTTATGGACTATAGACCGCCCAATTATCTTTATCACTCATAATTCAAAGTCCTAAGACTAAAAATTATTTTGTGAATGGATAAACCAATATTTAAAGAACTTTCCCTTTCGGTTTACAAAGATAAGACATGTTTTTCGATTTGTCAAATCTTTTTTTAAAATTTTTTTTCGTTTCCGAAAGTTGTACAAAGATAAAACATGTTTTTCGATTTGTCAAATCTTTTTTTAAAATTTTTTTTCGTTTCCGAAAGTTGTACAAAGATAAAACATGTTTTTCGATTTGTCAAATCTTTTTTAAGACAAAAGTGATATAATTAAATTTTTCAACTGTTCACCAATAGGTTCAGGTAAGTTATCCATATCAAAATAACCACATTCAGTATGTTCTTCACCATCTTTTGCATTTTTTAAATCAGGTTGGATTTCAGTATCCGAATGCATTTGAAAGGTATACATCAAACCTTTTACATTTTTACCATCTCTTGTATGTCTTTTAATTAATCCACATAAACTAAGTGGTGATGTTACTTTTAAATTTGTTTCTTCATAGAATTCTCTTACCGCACCATCAATTGGTGTTTCATTGTCTTCTATCTTTCCTGAAGGGATTGACCATTCACCTGGTAATGCTCCATTATTATTTCTTTTACATAACAAAACCTTATCTTTTGATTGTACAATTACTCCTGAGTATCTTTTTCCGCTCATCTTTGTATTTTTTTTATATTTATAATTACTATGGTCATAAAAATAAATGAACATCTCTTCAAAATCAAGTTAGCAATTTCGGAAAAAGAAAAACAAATTGGTATGATGAAGAAAAGATTCGATGAAAATTATAACGGAATGCTTTTTCTTCAGGGAAAAGGAGACCATTGTTTTTGGATGATGAATTGTATAATACCTCTTGATATTATTTTCATTAAAGATAATCAAATAACAAAAATTCATCATAATTGTCCTCCGTGTACCAAAGAACCATGTAAAAATTATTGTGGTAATGGTGAAATGGTTTTAGAACTTCAGGGTGGAACTTGTAAAAAATTAAATATCGAAGAAAAAAATATTTTGGAATTTGTTTTTTAATCCTTAATTTTGATGTTCAATTTTTTTAAAATGAGAACTTATAAGGAAATGTATGAAAAGTACAACAAAAAAGAACTTTCTGAAAAAGAAACGGAACTATTATCCTTAATAGAAAGTTTGACAGATGAATGTATAGATAATCAATTCCGTGATAATCGACAAATATCTGTTCCATATGTTAAAGTAAACAATCTTTTAAATGAGGTTGGCTTCAGACGAAAAGAGGTTATCATCAAAATTTGGAAATCTAAATATGAGGTTAACGGATGGAAAATAACCACAGATACAACCTACAATTCTAATAATGATTATCTTTTTTATCCCTCTAATGTTTTAGAATGAGATTAGGTTCAAAATATATTTTTACATTATCACTGATATTAATAGTATCGTTTTGCATTGATTTTATAATGTTCAAAAAAAATACTAGGTTATCTGAATGGGATAAAAATTTAAAAAAGGCATCACTATCACCTAATTCTCCCCCTTCTTTACAAACATATTACTTAATAGAAAAGTATTGTGATTCTTTTAAAGTACCGAGATACATTGTATATAACGTAGCATTCAAAGAAACGAGATATCGAGGTCCGTTTGATTGGGATTATAACCCATACCAATCTTCAGGTTCGGGAGCTGTTGGCGCAATGCAAATTACTTTATCAACAGCTAACAATATAAATTCAAAAGATGTAAAAAGGAAAACACTAAAGAATAATTTGGAACTTAATATATCAACATCGGTTAAGCTTCTTAAACAATTACATAAAACGTATGGTGATTGGGCAAGTGCTTGTGGATGTTATAATACGGGTAAACCAATAAAAAATTCTTACGCAATATTTTGTTCAACAAATAAAAAATATAAAAAGAATTGGATTAACTTCTGAAAAAAAAACCTCTCGGTTGAGAGGTTTTTGATTAATCTGTAAATACTATCATTTCAGGTACTCCACCAAGAAAACGAACACTTGACTGACCAAACCCTGGTATTGGTTGGAATAGAATTTCTTCTCCTTCTCCCATAATAATAACGTCTTTTGGTGTAACCACCATATCTTTATATGGTCTTTTACCATTGATACTGACATTTTTACCTGACATAGCCACCTTATAGGTTTTGCTAGTTGCTTCAGGGAAAGTTGATTTTTTTATAGAACTTATTGTAAATCCTTTCGAACTTTGTTCCGATATTATACCATATTTAGATTTAATATCATTTTTTTCTTCTTCAGTTATTGTGAATCTAATACTCATTTTTTCGTTTAATAATAAATATCATTCATGAATGGAAATTACAATCCCTCTATAGAAAGTTGTTTTCTTTTTTCAACAAAACTTTCAACTCTCTTTCTTGCCACTTCAGCATAAGTTGGTGATAATTCGATTCCTAACCACCTTCTATCCAATATCTCAGCCGCAACCATACTTGTACCTGAACCAGTGAAGGGGTCTAAAACAACGTCATTTTTATAGGTTAAAATCTTAATCGCCTTAGTTGGTATATCCATAGAAAAAGTTGCCTTTGTCATTTGTTTGGTATCAGCAAAATATTCCCATTGTCCGTATACCAAACTCATGAATTCTTTTTTATCTTCTTCAGTATATATCATCTTTTTCTTAATGGAACCGTCTTCCTGTTCAACCTCAAGTATCTGACCCATCCATTGCGGTTCTCCTTTTTGTTGTTTCTTAGAATTTTCTTTATAACTCAAGATTATACATTCTTTCGGATTATAAATGTAAGGTGAACTAGGACTCATCCAAGAACCCCAAGCAGTTGTTTTACTCCTGTGTGGTGATTGCTCATCCAAATCAACCAATCCGAAGAATTTGAATCCTACTGACTTTAATATAGAATAAAATTCGGCCATGAATAATACCCTACCACCTCTTTCCTGAACATTAACTTCATATGGTATGTTTACACTTATTCTTCCACCAACTTTTAAAACTCTATAAGCTTCAGTTAACCATTGTTTCGTCCATTCCCAATAATCTTCCATTGGTAGGTCATCTTTATATACATCATAATCAATTGAGCAATTATATGGTGGCGATGTAACTATTAAATCTATCGATGATTCGGGAAATGTTTTCATAACATCAATACAATTCCCATTGATAATTCTATTTGTTTTCAATTCATTATTTTGTTCAGTCATCTAGTTCCACTTCATTGATTGTATCCGAATCATTCTTTCTTACTATTTTCGATAGTTGGTTTTTTCTTTTGTCCAACGAATCTTCAATAATTTCAGAAAGAGATTTATCTCCGAATTTAAATTTATTTTTTTTACCTAATATTTTTTTTATTAATTGTTCGAGTACGTTCATTTTTTAAGATTTTGAATTTTTCTTTGGATATACCATAGAGCCTTTTCCAAATCTTGAATTTCTTTATCGGGTTCTTTTTTTCCTGCTCTTGAAATATATTTCACCGCATTACCCAAATGAAAATCCAATTCCCAGGCTTCAATTACTTTTATTACTTCATATTGATTATCCTGACCAAACTTATAATGGTCAGGATGATTAACTTGTTCTTTCATCAGTATATATTACTTTTACTTTGTCTAACTCACATTTAAAAATGAATCTCAATCTCTGAGGTTCATATGAACTGTATTTTCCTTTTTTTATTAATTCTCTCTCGTTGATTTCAAATTGATGTTCTTCGGTAATGTTAGCAAGGTTATCCAAATATTGAATATTAACCTGATTCACAAGTTTTAAATCTGATATATTGAAAATATAATGTTGTGTTTGTAACATTTCAATAATCAATGTGATTTCTTTTTCATTAACCATTACAAAATAACTTTCAAATAGATAATTTGGAACATTTCGTAATCCTTCTCCAGAAAAATTAATTATGAATCTATTGGTTTTTAAAAAATCAATTGCTTCCATCTTTAGTCCTCCTTTCTATATTCTTGAAATAATTTTTCATCATCTACAAGATTTTTCATTTTGAGGTTTTTCATTTTTGGTTCATGGTACATAACCTTAAGAGTTTCATCCAACGTTTCAACCGCCTTTAAAGATTCACAAATAACACTCATTACTTTATATGGGTCAGCATTAGAACCTGGTCTTCTATCTTCGAGATATCCTTTCCAATCTTTTGATACTGATAATGGAACTCTAATTGATGCTCCTCTATCGGATATACCCCAACTGAATTTATCCATTGATTGAGTTTCATTTTTTCCTGTTAACCTATGTTCATTGTCGAAACCATAAACTTCTAAATGTTTATTTGCTCGACTTTCTAATACTTTGAATATAGAATTAAAATAATCTTCTCCGCCTTCGTTTCTCATACGAGCATTAGAGAAGTTTGTATGTAAACCAGAACCGTTCCATTGTTCACCTCTATATGGTTTAGGATTGAACTCAATACCGTACCCTCTTAACTCGGCTAATTTATACAAAAAGTATCTTGACATCCATAAATCATCCGCAGCTTTCTTTTTTCCTTTAGCAAAAAGTTGATATTCCCACTGACCTATCGCCACTTCCGCATTTGTACCTTCAATCTCCAATCCATATCCTAAACAAAAAATAAGATGGTCATTAGACAATTCTCTTCCTTTAACTTGAGCTCCAACACCACAATAATATTTTCCCTGTGGTTCAACTATATTTGGTATATTCATACCTAAAATATTTCCTGAGTTATCTCTTATAAAATATTCTTGTTCGAATCCGACCCAAATATTTTCATCTTCCTCTCCCAATAACGCTCTATAATTTGTTTCGTGTGGTTTGTTATCTTTATCATAAACTTCACATAAAACGAAAATTGTTTGCAATGATAAAGGTGTATTAATATTTCTATACATTTTAATAGGTTTCAATATACAGTCAGAAGAATCACCTTCCGCTTGTTTTGTTGAACTACCATCGAAACTCCACTCAGGAATATCTTTCAATTCTATAGTCTCAGGTAAATCGGCTATTTTAACTTTACTTCTTAGGTTTGGCTCTTCTTTATATCCGTCCAACCAAACGTACTCTAATTTATATTTCATGTTTTAATTTTTGTTTTCTTGTTTTATTACGTAGTAATTTTTCGCGTATTTACTTTCTTCAAGTATGTCTTTACTGATTAAACTTTCAATAATTTCTTGTGTTTTTTCTTCAGTTTCTTTAAGGATATATCTTGCGATATAACTTATATGAATCGGTTGTCTTAACTTTGATAAAAGTAATTTTTCAATTTTACTGTCCATATAATTTTAAAATTTCAGTTTTTAATTTTTCAGTATCATTTATCCTTGAATATAATTCAAAAACTTTTGAAGAAACAC